CACAACAACAGACGCAGGGTACAAGCTCGATGTGAATGGAACAACAAGAACATCAAGAGTAGATTCATTAACAAATCAATCGTTTACAATTCAGTACCAAGGTAGTGGAAATCAAACGGGAAATTTAGGAGACAACACAGCTCAAATTCGTTTGATTAACAATTTAGCCACTACATCTACAACAGGAACAAATCACTTTGTTTCAATTTTACCTTCATTTACACCAACAAGCGGAACAACAATATGGAACGCTGCTTTAATTAATCCAACAATCAACCAAACTGGAGGAGCTAATGGTATTACTCGCGCTCTTTACATCAATCCAACGCTAACAGCAGCAGCTGATTTCAGAGCTATTGAAGTAACGGCAGGTATCACAATTTTAGGAGCAGCCACAACGGCAAAGGCATCGTTGAGAATACCAAGCGGAACAGCACCTACCTCACCTGTGAACGGAGACATTTGGTTTGACGGAACTAATATAAAAATGCAAATAGGCGGAGTAACAAAAACATTCACTTTAATATAATTTATACAATGGCTAAAATACAACCAATCGTCTTTCCTTTAAACGCAGGAACAGCGACCGAAATGACAGTTCTAATCTTGAACTTTGAAACAAGCGCAACAACTTGCACTACCTATTATGAATTGAAATCTGAGGCTACTGAGGAAGTGGCTGCAAAGGTTTTATCAAATGGTAACTACACGCTAACTGAAGAAGAGTTCGCAGCGTGGGGTGAAGACAATTCGTGGGTAGAAACTTGCGTAGCAAACGCTATCGGAGTAACAATAATAACATTCTAAGATGAACTTAACAGAGGAACACTTAAAGCAGTTAGACGCTTTCATTCAAGAAATGCCTGTGAAATTTGGCTTACCATTGATTCAGTTTTTCAACAAGATAAAAGAGGAAAGCGAAGAAACAAATGGCTAACGAACAGAGCGCACCCAACTTCTTCGCTGTCGTGAACGACATGGCAAAACGCTTTGTCGAATTGATGCAGTCCGACTATCGCATGAAGCGAAAAGTAGGACGCAACTACACCAACGCTGTTGCAAGTGGTACGCTCGAAAAGTCGCTCGCCTATCGGTTGCAAATTAAAGGATCGTCTATAAACATTTCCGTCTACGCAAAAGGCAAGGCAGGGCAATACTTTTTGTTTCGTGAAAAGGGTGTCAATGGAACGCAGAAGTCACAAGGCGCACCGTACTCATTCAAACGCGGAAGCGGAAGCAAACCCGCGAAAGGACAAATGTCACCAATGCAAAAGGCTATCTACGATTGGATGACAATCAAAGGTATTCGCCTTCGTGATAAGAGTAGTGGAAAGTTCAAGAAGTCGACTGAGGAACTCAAACAACAGGTGGCTAAACTCATTATGTTCAAAGTTCGTCGTGACGGAATCAAGGGGTGGCACGCATTCGATTATGCGATGGAAAACATTTGGGACGAATACGAAGCGCAAGTGGTAGCAGCATATCAAAAGGACTTCACGGCAACGTTAGAAAATCAACTAAAAGACATTTAATAATATGGCAATTACAATCAACGATCAACCATACCAATACACACCAGTTGGTCAGCGACTTATGCTCGTTGCTTCATCAACGAATGTGGCGAACGCAGGCTTTCGCTTTGTGTTCGACTTTGGTTCTTTCCAAGTCAACGTGCAACCCAACGCAAGCGACAAGGGAATCTTAGACCTCGCGCCTATATTTCGTGAGCAACTACAACACGACGCAAACGAACACTTTCAAACTACAGGGACGGAGAACAGCAGCGTCGCGTTTATTTCGTGTACGATAAAAGAAGGGTGGCTCGTTGACGGAGCGTTTACCGTTAGCGGTTCGGGCATGGCTGACATCGACGACGTCTACGCGTTCCTCGCTGAATACCAAGTAAGCGACGGATACAAACCTAATCCAAACACACGCTACGCGCTCGACGGAATCACGAAGTATTTAATGAGTGAAAGAAATGTCGACACTCACAAATGGAGCGAAGCGGCAGCGCGTGGATTGTCCAACGACTACGTCTACATACCAACTCGCGTTGGTGACTATGGTGTTTTGTACGCACCTTCAGCAACGCTTTTGCTTGCAGATAACGACTTTGATATTGCAGTAATTAGCACTTACGACAACACAAATACGCTGATTGAAACGCTTTCGTTTGCAATGGCTGACAACGATTCAGTCGTTAACACAATAGCAGCTTTTTACGCTAACGTAGAAGCAACAGGAATCAATTTAACAGGTGCTAAATACTACACTATTCAAATTGGAAAAGAAATTGCGTTCCCCGTTTACACGCCTGCTTCACGCGTGTATTGTTTCTATCTTGTCGCTGACGATTGTCGCTTTGACAATGTGCGTTTGGGTTGGACGAATACTTGCGGTGGTACTGATTACTTCAACTTCACGAAGAAGTCGGAATTGTCGTTTAACTACGATCGTAAGCAATATCAAAAAGTAGTTGGAAGTTATAACACTTCGACGTTCAGTTTCAACACCTACGACAGAGGCGCAACCGACCGCTACGTCACAACGACAAAAGGACTACAAATAAATAGCGACTGGGTAAGCGTTGGTGAGTTCAATCTACTTCAAACGCTTTGCCGTTCGAACGACGTGTACATAATTAACGACGACGGAACGCTCACACCTGTCTTAGTCGACACTCAGAACTTCGTTATCAAAGACGAACGCTATTCGAAACTATACAACGTTACTTTGAATTTGAAATACTCACAACCTGTTGGCTTATGATGAACCAAGTAATTCTAACGCTAACCGATAGCAACGGTAACAGCGCGATTCTCGACCTTTACGAGAACGAGAAGATGCACCTCAATTATAAGTTCACCGACATCACCGACTTCGCTTCCGTAGGTAATTACTCGCAGGAGTTTCGTGTTCCTGCAAGCGCAACGAATGTAGATTTCTTCGGTGCAATCTTCAACGTAAATTTCGACGGTTGGTTTGACTTCCGTAAAAAAGTTGAAGCGGTGTTGACGGTTAATACGATACCCATTGCAAGCGGACACATTCAAGTTAAAAAATTGTACTGGCAAAGTGGGAAATTGTTCGAGTTTGAAATTGTGTTCTTCGGTGAAGTACCGAACCTCGCACGTCTGCTCAACGAAAAGAAACTTAAAGATATTGAAACGATTGTTGCAGGTGATTTAGATTACGACTTGCTTCACGCTAACGTTGAAACACCACCTAACGCACACACGATTCTAACGCTTTGCGACAAGTGGAATTTGACAGCAAGTAATCCAGAAGGTCAACCCGTTTATTCAACCGTTCTCGCAGGGCAACCGACTTACAAACCGCTTTACGTTGGTCATATGACACCTGCGGTTAAGGCGCAATACTTGTTCGACGAAATAATGAACGACGCAGGTTTGCAGTACTCGAGCGACTACTTAGGCGACATACTCGAAAACGTTTACGTTCCATTTGTGAACGGGCAATACTTGAATAGTTCGTTGGGTTTGAATGATTATGTTTCAAGCGTTGGACTTGCTGCAAATTTGAACAATATAGCATTTGCAAATAACAATAAATTTTATAATATCTATCCAAGTTTTACTGAATATCAAGACGCAGGAAACGATTGGGCAAGTGGTATTTATACCGCACCATTTTCAGGAACATTCACTTTCAAATGTTGGATGAGTGGACAAGCAACTTCGACAGGCGGAACAAATATAAGTGTTGTTTTATTTGGCTTTGTTACAAAAATTAACGATGTATTTTATGACCAACAAGATACTATTATTTACGCATTAGGGAATAGCACAACAAACGATTTAAGTACAACGGGAAACATAACACTTCAATTAACAGCAGGTGACGAAGTGAAATTTATCTTTGCCGCAGAGCCATTTACAACAGGAAATGGAACAATGGAAATTGATTTTACAGGAAATGCAAACGTTGACTATTTAGGAACTGGAGTTGAATTAGTAAGCGTTGGAACTTCGCTTGTTGGCGACACGGTGTTAATGGAGTTCAATGCTCCAGATATGAAGCAAATTGATTTCATGACATCGATTCAAAAGATGTTCAACCTTGTATTCGTGGCTGACAAGACGCTACCGAATACGCTACGCGTTGAACCAATGGTTGAGTACATTGCAAGCGGAAACACGCTCGATTGGTCGCAGAAGTTAGACTTGTCGAAAGACATTATGTATTCGCCAACTACCGACTTACAAAAGGCGAAATTCACTTTCACCTATACCGAAGACGGCGACTATTTCAATTCAGTCTACAAAGACAACGGACGCATTTATGGACGTTATGAAGTAACAGAAAGCGACTTCGAAGTAATTAACGAGTTTGCGACAGGCGAAGAAAAAGTTGAATTAGCATTTGCGTCGACACCTTCCGCGCCTGTAGAAAATACAGATGTCGTTGTGCCTAAATTCTTAAATGCAGAAGGTCAATTCGTGCAACCTAAACCGCGCATCCTTTACTACTTCGCTGACTTCTTTGTCAATATGTACGACGAAGTTTCGGACACGGTAATTCAAACGGCTGTCAAGTGTCTAAACAACTACTCGACAATGAACGCGACGGTTACGGATAACGACCTAAACTTTGCTCCCGAAGTACCTATTCACACAATCGTTGCGAACCCATACAACAACCTATACAATCGTTGGTGGCGCAACTATTACCGCGAACTATTCGACGGTCAGGCGCGCATCTTAGAGGGAATGTTTGCGCTAACATTAAACGACGTTTTTACGTTTCAATTCAGCGACAAAATATGGATAATAGATTCTTATTGGCGCGTAATGGATATTCAAGGGTACGTCGTTGGTGAACAAGACCTAACGAAAGTTAAACTTATTCGTGTTCTTGACATCGACAACGGCTGCGACATCGTGCCTGTATCTGCTAACTTAGACCAGTCGTTAAATTGGGAAACACCGAACGGAGATCCTGCAACAGTAACGCAAGACTGTTGTGTACGTTTTGGCTACAATTGGAACAGCGCGAAGAATGATTGTTTTTCGCAGCCAAACAACGGAACGCGTTCCTTCATTACGCAACAAGTTCCTTCGTTAGCACCAACACGATTCGGTGCGCCTGTGAGCTTCAATGGTTCAATCACGCAACCAGTTAGAACAATAACGACCGACTACGTTATAACAAATTTCGACAGAATGATTTTCGCAGATACGACGGCAAACGGAATAACTATTTACTTGCCTTCCGCAACGACAACGGCAGGACGTGAATTGATTATTCAACGCGTTGTTTCGGGTGCTAATCCGCTAACGGTACAAGCATACACAGGAGAAACGGTCGAAGGTAGCGGAAGCGTTACGCTAAGCGCAGCAGGTGACACAATAACAATAATAAGTAATGGAAGCGACTTCAAAGGAACATCTACAAAATAAGGCAGGCGCAATGGTCGCCTGTTTAGAGTTCATAAAATTGAACATGAAAAGCAACAGCGAGTTCGGACGCATCGCGAACGGCAAGCGGAAGCTACAAATGTGGAAGCACTACGCTTGGAAAGTAACGCGCATTTCCGTAAACGTCGCCTTTTGGATATTTATTATTTATAAACTACTATCTTAAATGGCGAATACAATAGATTTTAACGTAAGCACCAACGCGGTCACCGTCCTTAATCAGACGACAGACGCAGCGGAAAAGACAGCGAAAGGATTTACAAGCGCGAAGGCTGAATTGCGTGCGCTGAATAATCAGTTATTGCAAATGGATTCTTCAAGCGAGGAGTTCAAAAAAGCATCTGCGCGTGCTGCCGAGTTGAAGGATAACATTTCCGACTTGTCAGCAGAGATTAACGCCAACGCGGGTAACGCTTTTGAAGGTCTTTCGAACAACGTTGGATTATTTGGTAGTCGTCTTATGGACTTAGACCTTAAAGGCGCAGGACAAGCGCTTACTGCAATGGGTGGCGCAGTTAGTCGTATTGATTTTAAGACGCTTAAAGATGAGGTTGGTGGTTTGATTCAAGGCTTTGCAAATCTTGCTAAATCTATTTTAGCCAATCCGATTTTATTGCTTGCTGGTGCTATTGCTTTGGTAGTTATGAACATGGATAAGTTGCGAAAAGCAATGCCTGGTCTTGACGCTGCAATGGGTGGTCTTACTGAAAAAATGAAGGCAGCAGCCAAAGCAAACGAAGCGTCTTTGAAGTCAAGACAATTAGAGTACGATCTTATTATGGCTTCATCAGCTTTGATGAAGGAACAAGGAATGACTGACAAAGAAATACTACTTGCTCAAAAAGAAAAAGCAAAGGTATTACTTGAGCAAAAGAAAATTACAGACGCTCAAAACATTGCTAACGCAAAAGCAGATTTACAACGCAACGAGAATCTGAAAATGGTTCTTAAAGGTATTCAAGAAGTTGGTCTTGCTATTCCTAAATTGATGTCGTTTGTTTTCGACGCTGTATTCGCTAAGGCAAAAGATTTGTTGTCGTATGTTGGTATTACAATAGACACTTCGTTTAGTGCTTACGACACAATAGCAGGCGCGCAAATGGTGGTACTCGATGCAATCTTTGGAAATACGCAAGAACAATTAAGCGCTATAACGGAAATGGAAAACCAAGCGTTGTTAAGTCAAACACAATTAGCCAACACTATTGCTCAAACAGGTTTAGATATCAAGAAGATTGAAAAGGATAATGCGAAAGATGGTGAAAACGCAAAGAAACAAGCTGAAAAAGACGCAGAAGAAGCGAAGAAAAGAGCAAAGGATTTAGCAGATTTTCAAAATGCAACACGTCAAGAAAGATTAAACGATGAAGAAAGAATTGCAGAAGAAATTTATCAATCATCTTTAACAGCACAAGAGAAAGAAATTGACGCCGTACGCAATAAGTATTTTGAGTTAATCACACTTGCTGAGTATTACGGTCAAGATGCTACTTTAATAAAAGAAGAACAAGCGAAAGCAGAAGCCGAAATAAACAAAAAGTATTCAGATGCAGAAATTGAAGCGGCAAAGAAAACAGCAGATGAAAAACTTGCAGCAGAACAAGCCGCTTTCAACGCACGAATTGGTCTTGTTTCAAGTGGGTTAGATTCTTTGGTTGCGTTAAACGACGCATTTACAAAGAAGGGACAACAACAATCTAAAAAACAATTTCAAATTAACAAAGCATTGAATCTCGCGTCTGCTGTTGTAGATACTTACGGCGGTATCAATAGAGCGTTAAACGACAAGACAATGCCTTCAACAACGGCTCGTATTATTCAAGCGTCAATCGTTGGAGCAATGGGACTAGCTAACGTGTTAAAGATTAGCAAGACGGAATATGGAAACGCAAGCGCACCTTCGGGAACAAACATGAGCGCAGGCGGTGGCGGTGATAACGGAACAACAGCTCCTTCACCTACGAACTTCGCCTTCTTGCAGAACCAACCCAACCAACAACCACCGCTTCAGGCATACGTCGTTGGAACGCAGGTGTCGAGCAACTTAGAGGCGCAACAATTAATTCAAAACCAATCTCGCTTAGGCGGTTAAAAAAAACAATATGAAAAAAATTAAAGTAATTGAATACGGAATCGACGACGCTGGTCTGTTGGGCGTGTTCGCGATAAGCGTTGTTGAACAACCTGCAATCGGTGTTGACTTCGTCGCACTTTCAGAACAACACTCTGTAAAATTCAAAGAAGATTTCAGAGGTCTTTTGTATGGAGCGTTACTTATTCCCGATCAACTCATTTACAGACGCGACGACAAGACCGAAGAAGAATACTATGTGAAGTATTCGAAGGACACCATTCGCGCTATTGCTTACAACTACTTAAAGCAAAACATGACCAACAACGCAACGGTTGAACACGCGAAAGTTGTTGAAGGTGTTTCGCTTGTTGAAACATGGATCATTGAAGGCGAAAACGACAAGTCTAAAAACTTCGGCTTCGACCTACCGGAAGGCACTTGGTTCGGTTGCATGAAAGTCGAGAACGACGACGTGAAGCAACAGATACAAAACAAAGAAGTGTTGGGTTTCTCAATCGAAGGAAACTTTGCCGTTGAGAAAGAAATGTACATGAGTAAGCACGACGAATTTGCTGCCATTCTTGACGAAATAAACGAACTTCTAAAAGGCGAGTAATGAATATCGAAGCAGGTGGTTTCCTGAAGTTGGAACTATTCAACGATGACGCTACTCTGTTTCTTAACGCACTCACCAAGATAACGGACGAGAGCGGTAAAATGGGTTTTAAGACGTACGGATTGGACGAAGACGAAGTAAGGGTACTGAACACCATTCTTGAAAATTTAGGATAAAAAAAACGGAGGGTAACTACTCCCTCCGTCAAACCTAAAATCAAATTCAACCTATGAAAAAGCGAATTACGAAACAAATATACCTCTTTTTATATATACTAATCAAACAAACAATTAACAGAATTATGAACTTAAGAGAAAAAGTAAACGCTCTTTTCGCTAAACACAATGTTAGCCTATCTGCTGAAGAAGTAGTTGAGGTGAAGCAAATGGTTGAGGCGATACTTGAGGACGGAACAAGCATCTATTCAGACAGCGACGTTTGGGCTGCTGGTGTTCGTGTATTCGGCAAAGACGCAGACGGAAACGAAGTCGCGTTAATGGACGGAGAATACAAGACCGCAGAAAGCATCATCGTGGTTGTTGCTGACGGTGTTGTGACCGAATTGAAACCAATGGAAGAAGAAGCTCCAGAGGTTGAAGTAGTAATCGAAGAAGAACAATCTTCGACTGAATCACTAAGCGCAGAGGTTGAAGGACTTTTGTCGTTAGTTGCAAAGTTAGAAAGCGAACTTTCAGAAGCTAAAAAAGCGAATGAGAATCTTTCTTCTGAAGTAACAAAATTAAGCGCACAGCCTGCCGCTACTTCTATTAAAGAAGTAAAGCAAGCAAAACAAACACCTTCTAAGCCATATCACAAAATGAGCGCAGAAGAACGTTTCTTATTCAATCTTAAAAAATAAAAAAACAAACAATAAAAAATGGCTACTACAACAAGTTTAACTACGACCTACGCAGGTCGTGAAGCGGCAGGATATATCCGCGCTGCATTTTTAAGTAACGAGTCTTTGGCTGCGGTTACAATCAAAGAGAACATCGAATACAAGCAAGTTGTTCGTCGTTTAGTTGACGACGTAACTTTCGCAAATGCTACTTGCGACTTTACAGCAACAGGAACGGTAACACTTTCCGAGCGTATCTTGACACTTGAAAAATTCCAAGTTCACAGACAATTGTGCAAAAATACGTTTTTAATCGATTGGGAATCGCGTTCAGAGCAGAACAACGAACTTCACGCTTCTTTGAGTGATGCTTTAATTGCTAACGTAATGGCGGGTGTTGCAGCACGCAACGAGGTCTTGATATGGCAGGGTGTTAACGCTAACGCTGGTGAGTACGCAGGTTTCGAAACTTTGTTCTTGGCTGACGGAAATGTTCTTGATGTATCTTCTCCTGAAGCTATCACTTCTGCAAATGTTATCGAGGAAATGGGACGTTTAGTTCTTACCCTTCCAACGCGCGTTCGTCGTGCAACTGAGAAGCCTGTTATCGCGGTTTCTTCAAACGTTGCTGAAGCATACAGAAGCGCAATTCTTGGTCTTGGTGGTGGTTACTACTTGTATCAAGGAGAATCAGTTGTAATGAACTGGCAGGGACAGTATGACGTTATCGAATGTCCTGGTATGTCTGACGACACAATGGCTTTCTATCAGAAGTCGAACCTATGGTTCGGTACTAACTTGTTAGACCAATGGAACACCGTTGCGCTTTTGGATATGTACCAATACGACCTTTCTGACAACGTTCGTTTCGCTTGTTCTTTCTTCGCAGGTGTACAATACGGTTTCGGTGACGAGATTGCATTCTACCAATATACTGCCTAATCAATACCATTCTAACCCTTGCATAATAGAGGTAGCGGCATAAACACCGCTCCTCTTTTGTGCTAATAAAAACATACAAATATGGCATGTGAATTAAGCACAGGTTTTACACTCGATTGCAAAGACGGCATCGGTGGAATTAAGCAAATCGTTTTGTTGGATCAAAATTTAGTTACAGGTATAACCTTAGACGGTTCTGAAATAATCACAGCAATTGCTGGTCCAACAGATGCAGATTTGTATACTTACGAATTACCTACTCAAACAGGATCGTTTGAAGAAACAATCAACTTCAATCGCGATGCGGGTACTATTTTTTACACGCAGACGGTGAACATCATGTTAAACAAATTAACCGCTGCAAAGCGTCTTGAATTGCAAAGCGTTGCACAAGCTCGCGTAATTGTTTTTGTAAACGACACAAACAACAATTGGTGGGCTGTTGGTTATGAGTACGGAGCAGACCTTTCAACAGGAACAGCAGGAACTGGAACTGTGTTGGGAGATATGAATGGCTACACGTTAGCGTTCACTCACGAAGCTGCAAAGCGCGCTTACAAATTGAGCGGAACACCTGCTTCAGTTATAGCGTAATCAAAAAACTTTTACACATAGAGGAGCAACGCGCTCCTCTGTGATGTAATTTTAACGTAAAGGAAAGATAGAATGGTTTATCTCAACACAAACACAGCGAATCAATACGCGTGGCTTTCGTTAGACGAAGGACGTGCCTATTTCAACGTTGCCTTTACTCATTACCTTCTTGTCATGACTTACGAAATGACAGGTGAACAACTCGCGCAAGTGGTCGAAGTAATAAACGAGAATGAGCGCGTAACTAAAATAAGATTAACCACAGTTGGTTTGGTCGATGCAGGTAGATATCACTACGAGGTGTACGGACAAAACAGCTCAAGCAATATAGATCCAACCAACGCGTCCGTAGTTGGTTTGATTGAGAAAAGTTTAATGATACTTCAAGACGGAACTATTTTCTTTGACGTTTCTTCACCGACAATTCCTGTCGATGTAATTTATACAGGTGCATAACATGAGCAACATACAAGCAATAAATTTATCAGCATACGAACCAGTTGAAGCAATCGAGAAA